CGTTTGCTTCACGCCGTTCTTGAATGGACGCCATAGCAGCAGCCATTTTTGCAAGTGCTATTTCTTTTTGTTCAATAGATAAATCTTCTAGCCAAGCTGCTCTGCCATTACTTTGTTCAGCAGTAATTCCAAATAGACCTTGAGCAAATGCTACTACATCAGCCCCTGCGCCGAAAAAGTATGTTCCAAACCAATTATCAAGACTCATAATGGTAGGCTCTGCACTATACCATGCCTCTGCTAGGTTATTTGCTATTGTTAGCCCCGCTTCGTTAGCAGTTAAATCAGTGATAGACTTTTCAATAACTACTTTGTTTTGCTCTATTGTTTCACGGGCCTCTAATACTCTTTGTTTATATTCATCTCTACTCTCCCCTTCTTTACGCGCTATACGTATATCAGGTGTACCTTCAGGTGGCGCAGCCGCATCTGCTGTATCCTCCTCGGTAGGGGTTATAGCATCAGCATCGCCTTGCACAGCAGGATTCAGGTCAAGCACAGGCGGTATGATATCTGTTGGAGTCTCGTAAGGTACAACATTACCATTATATATTAAATACTCTGCATCGGGGTTAGCAGCAAACCATTCTCTAGCGGCTGCTTTGTTATCAGGTCCGTTTAGTACTTCAAGCTTACCTATATCGTCTGGGGCTAATCCGTATCCTGCGCCCTGCTCAACAAGCCTTATAGTTTTTTCCTCTTCAGTTTCTGGTGTAATATCTATGCCTTGAAGAGTAGACAACAACAAGTTGTTACCTTCAATACCAAACTGACCATAAAGCCCTTGCATTACTTCTGAAACTTTTTCAGGGTTCTTAGATATAGCATATGCAACCTTCTCAGAGGCAGTTGCTGTATCATAAGTCACTGTACCCATACCATCAAGGAAGTATTGACTTCCTATGGCACTCACAATCTTAGTTTCATACATTGATTTATAGGCGCGTTGCTCTGTAATGCCTAACTTACCTGCATCAGGATCAGCCAAGGCACTCCTATCAAACGTGGGTAGACCCCTAGAAGCTGGCATACCCATGCCTTCCATAGCTAGGATGTCATTGTAAGAGTAACCTGCTATTGAAGGTGTAGTTCTGCTGGCTTCATAACGTGCCTTAGCTGCACCGCCACCCGAAAACATATCACCTAAGCTTGCAAGGAAGCCTCTATCCTCTGCGTCAGATGCAACATCACCTGCACCTGTGTCAGCTTTAGCTACTTCAACTAAGAACTGATCTTTCAAGGCTTGGTCTATGTCATAGCCTTCTTGTTTAACGTAGTCTTCAGAGCCTTTAAATACAGCATTCAAGTCTAGTGTTGCACCATCATACTGAGTTTCAAACTGCTCTTGTAGTTTCTTTAATGCGCTTACACCTTGATAGCCATAGCTAGACACTAGCTCTTCAGCAGACTTAGGATCAAGACCCCCTGCTTCTAAAGCGTCAAGCATTTCAACTGCAGAATTAGCCATAGATGTTCTGTCATTTACAGTCTTACGACCATAACGCATCATGTAATCTTCTTGCTTAGTCATGAGGTCACGGTAGTAATCGTTCTTCTTCTCAACGTTTTCTACGTACTGATCTGCTGCCCCTGCTGTCAACGCCCCGAAATCAATGCTACTAAAAAGTCCCATACCCTTATGCCTCTCTGCTCATTAGTCCAGCACTAGGAGCTTCTGTAGTGACGGATGGTCCGTCAGTAGCTTCCATTGGTGCAGCCTCTTGTTCTGCCATCTTATCTTCTAGTTCTTCTTCTGCTGGGCTACCAATAGCAGCCATAGTTTGAGAGATTTCTTCTTTACCTTTAGTAGCTTTGTCTGCTAACTTGGAAGCAAGTAAGTCCTTAAGTCTTTCTTCTCTTTCCATCTCACCGTCAGGATCATCTTGTGGCATGTACTCTTCGTACTCTATACCTGCTGAGTCAGCCAGTACTTTAAACTGTTTATGTATTACAGGAGCAATAAGTAAGCTTACGTCTACACTATGTATGCCGTTACCTTGAGCAACTGTTAGCGCAGTGCTAGTTAAGGTAGAGATAGGTATACCCAACTGCATCAAGTACAATGCACTATCTAAGAAGGCATCATCAGAAAACTTATCTAAGTGCATCTTGATGGCTACGTTAGGGTCTGCCGTTTCGGGAGGTCTCTCCCAAGCAAAGCCACTAGGTTCATCAGTTAGGGATTGTCCGGGGATAGGCCCGTTAAGTGCTTTACTCATTTCTTATCCTTAGAAAAATAGTAGTCATCTATAGATTGACCTGTAATATCACCGTTATTGCTAGGACGCCAACCGGGATTTTGATCCCATGCTTTGCTGTTCTTCTTGTATATGACAGTGCTTAAAGGAGAGTTCCTGTATCCGGGTGCAGCCTGTAGTACGCCCAAGGATTGAGTGCCATCATAGCCCCACCTATCAAGATACGTAGAGTACAAGTCCATCTGTTGCCCTGCATCCATGCCACGTATCTTACTTAGTGTAAGGTCTTGTGGTACTTTCTTTAGTTCTTTTAAGTCTTTTAAAGCTGTAGGTGTTATCTGCCAGAGAGATACGGCACCTGAATCTTTATTACGTGCAGAGGTATTACCTGCTGACTCACCTGCAATAATATTCTTAAACGCTTGCTCTGGTAGTTTAGGGTGTGCTTTCTTTAAACGTCCCATGCCATCCATAAACGTCCTGTCTTTTTCAAGGTCTGCCATAGTAGGTGTTGAGTATTGCTTCATTCGTGCACGTTCTTGCATACGTAAAGCATTCTCATCACTAACAATACTACTGGACTCTGGATCACCTTCTGTAAAGAAGCCTCCATCTTTGGAAGGATCAGGCACACCCTTGGCTTTCTTCTCTTCTTCGTAACCAAAGGAGATGTCAAGCCACCCCTGTACATCCTCGTATGCGCTCTTGATCCCCTCCACAGCTTCAGATACTTTTCCAGATATTTCAGAAGCCAGCCCTGCACCTTTTGCTACTGGCTTACCTACGAGGCTCTTAGATTCTGCCTTGATGTTATCACTTGCATCAGAGCCTTCTCTGCCTACGTCTGTCTTAGTTATACCTGACTGCTGTTGTTTCTCTATAGCATCTAGCATTTCTTTATAGTTTGACATTTAGAAGCCCCCTCCAAACATTGACATTATTGCTCTACCATATGAAGCAGACTTGGAAGCCTTTGCCTGAGATGCAGCAGCCTTAGTAGCAGCGTCTGCACCTAGTTGTGCTACAAAAATATTGTTAAGCCTATCTTGATGGCTCTCTGAAGACTTCCAAGCAAAAGACATTAAGTCCCTCTCACGTTGCCATATTTGATCTAGGGTACTAGCTGTAAATGCATTGGCTGTTTTGGCATCCTGCATGTTAGCATCATTCTGTGCAGCCATGTTAGCAGTAGCTAACTTCTGACGCCACTGAGTGTTAGCTTGTGCAACAAGTAAACTATTACCAGCGTTAAACTGATCACGTGCATTTTCTTGCTCTACGTTAAACTGCTTGATGGCATTAGTTTCACTTACATTAAACTGTGCCATAGCGTTAGTTTGTGTAGCATTGAACTGATTAACTTGAGTTTTCATAGTTGCCATAAACTGATTTGTCTGATTCTGGCTAGTAGCATTAAATTGTTTAGCTGCGTTCTCTGCAGCGGTGTCACTTAAGATAGCATCTTGTACTGCCTTGGCTTTGAATATCTCTGTCTGCTGCTCATTGTTTAAGTTAGCCAAGTCCATAGACAAGAAGTTCTTAGCGTTCTCAACTTGTGCTTGCTGTTCGTTACTCAGGTTAGCCAAGTCCATAGTAGCCATAGCTGCAGCATCAGCCATAACCTTAGCGTTCTTAGCATTCATGTTAGCTAAATTTGTAGTAGAAGCAATACGAGCATTCTCTAATGAAATCTGTTGATCAGCAGTAAAGTTCATGTTAGCTATGTCACTGATCTTAGCAGCGGTAGTTACACGGGCTTGGAATGCCTGATCAAAGTTTAGCTTAAGAAAACTTGCACGTTGCTCTGCTGCAAACAAGGCAGTCTGCTGACGGTTGCTTAAGTTCTGCGCTTCAAACTTGGCAAACGTAGCAGCGTCCTGTGATGCAATAGGTAAGGCTGATTCCATAGCAGCCTGTACAATGGCCTGTCCTGCCATAGAGGATGCACCTAAGCCACGCGCAGCCATAGTAGCGTTAGCGGCTCTCATGGCCCCTGCAGCCCAAGCAGGTGTTGACCCGCCTTCAAAGTCTGTCATAAGCTCAGAGAGTTGGCCTTTAACTGTAGCTTGCTTACTAGGGTCAGCAGTAGCAGCCTGAATGTCAGTAGCCTCTTTGACTGCAGCCATGTCAACAGAAGAGCCTTCAACGGCTTCACCCGGCTCAAGCACACGTGCAGCAGGAGGTACAACTTTAGTAGGGTCAACCTGTGTTATGTCATCTGTGCCTAGTCCTGATATCTTTGTAGGATCACCTTTAGCAGCGTCAACTGTAGTTGACACATCTCCTTTTGCTGCTGTGACAGTGCTTAAAGCCTTGTCTACATCTTCTTTAGAAGCAGACGCTAACACAGATGCAGGAGTTAGAGTGTCAGGAGCAGGTGCTTTAGCTGTTGTGTCTGCCGTAGAAGCCGTAGCAGTACTCGCATCTCCTGCGTCACCTGTACCTGTACCTATAATTTGATTAACAGTTTCAGCTATCTTGTCTACTGGTGTTTTAGTAGCTAAACTAGCAGGGTCTTTCAAAGCCTTAGCTGTTAAGTCCCGTTGAGAGCCTACTGCCTCTGCCCCCTGTGCAGCGGATACAGTAGCCATTTCAGACTGTAGTTTTTGAATGTCTGCTTGCTTTGCCGAAACCTTTTCAGCAATCTTAGGATTTGTTTGATCTTGTGCTGAAAGATTAGAAAGTTCAAGGTTAGCTTTATTTAGTTTGTCTTGTAGATTTTGACGTGATTTAGTTAAGTCCTGCCCTGTAGTATCAGCATAATCACTTGCTGCCGTACCTGCGTCTTCTGCCTCTTTAGCTTGCTTTATTTCAAGTAATCTTTTTTCTTCTGCTGCTTTTTCTGCTGCAGTCATGGCATCTAAACGGGCTTTTTCTGCAGCGGCGGCGGCGTCTATTGCAATCTGAGGGTCAACAGGTGCAGGTCCACCACCACCACCTCCACCAAAGACAGCATGATCTGTAAAACGAACACTGGGCATGAATGGGTTATAGATCATAATTAAAACTCTTTCTTGTGTGCTTTAGTAGGGTCAGAAAACCTACGCCATCTTGCAATAGGTGCTTTACCATATACTTCTAAGTGTTCTTTTTTAAGTGATGAAATCATTTGCCTTGCTTTTCCTGTAGTAGATATAAAGTCTAAACCCCAAAGCTGTTTATCTTCTATGTCTGTATCTTCGTAGTCTTCTTGTACGGGATTATACTCGTACTTCAATAGTTTTTGTGCCTTATCTTCTGTCAACCAACACCAAGTTATAAGTCCTACAGGTACACCTTCTTGATTATAAAATATTCTAACACGGTTGTTTTCAATTGGCAATACTAAATATGTATTTATGTCTGCTAAAGTATACCTTTTATGTGAGGTGCTGTTTATAAATAAAGATAAGCCATCTGCTATTGCTGTATTGTAATCTAGTTTCATTAAAACCCATCTTTTAAACCATCAAGTATATCTTGAACACTTACTCTTTTCTTAGCATTAGGTGTGTACCTGCACATGTATGTCTTAGGACACTCACTAAACTTAAACATAGGGTAGTGGTAGCCTATTGTACCATTAGGTCCACGGTAAATGCAAACCATTTCTCCCTGTATCTTAACTCTTTTTGCTAGGTGACACTGTACAAACTCAGGGTGACTTAACAACCCTGCTAACACAAGGGGTAACACAACAAGATTAATCATTAACTAATTCCTAGTGATATTAAATACATGCCCCCACCTAATACACCAATGATTAGTAATGATAAGCCACCTATTGCTGCATTGTTAGCTATCTGTCTCTTAGCTTCCATTGCTGCGTACACAGTCTCTTCACGTTCCTTACGTATCTGCCTACGCATCCCTAGCATTTCATCGTATGTGCCAAGACCAAACCTGTAGTCTAACATAAACTTTATTTCTTTTTCTTTCTCAAGCAATGTCTTCTTACGAACAACAATGTCCATTGCTTCTTGTTCAATGTTGTCACTGCCGTGGGTCTGCTTGTCTAACCATGTAGGTTTCTTACGTTGAGACTCAGCCCTAGTAATGTCAGCTACTGCACCGTACCATGCCCCTAGTTGCTGTGATACATCTTGTATCTCTCTGCCAGCCCCTACAAGCATCTTGACCCCTTTGAAAGCTGCATTGGCTGCAGCAAAAGCTGTGATGGGGTCAATCATTTAATTATTTCTGTGCGTGGTTAGTCGTAACCACATTTAATGCTTCCTTGATTGCTTCTACGTTTGCATCAATACGTGCAATCATTACATCATTCTCATGTATATCATCAGCTAGTCTTGCTGTGCTAGATTCCATTTCGGATATGTCACTTTTGTTATACTGGATGTCTGACACCATGCCTGATACTGCCCAGACAATAGCAGCACCTTGGGCTAACAAGGCACCAACTATTGTTACTACTGTCCAGTT